ACTGATAAGAACCCTGCCTGTGAGCCGATTGAGTAGCCGTTCATTCTTGTAGCGAAATCACCGCGAAGCAAACCGTCTACATTGAAACGAATAAACGCGCTGTCTGGTAACAATGCGCTGTAAGCATCTTCAATCTTAGCCACATAAGGGCGCAAGGTATGAGTTACAAAGTTAATGTTGTTTTGTTCTACGGATGCGTAAGACATTGCACCGGGAGTAGTAATACCGATCATGTGTGGTGGAACTCTAAAGATACGAGCTACTTCTTCAATCGCTAACTTGCGACTGTCTAGCATCTGGGCTTCGTCTGGGTTAATGCCAGTCTTTACAAACTTTGCGCCACCTGTAAGTAGTCCAGTTTTATGCGCTTTCTTGTAACCCTTATGGCGTTGATCGAAACCGTCAATCAGTTGTTTAGCCTGATCGCTGTTCAGTCCCATTGGGGTTTCAATGATTCCTTGGGTTGTTGCGCCCTGACCAAAGAAACGTGAAGCGAAAGATTGCAAAGCACTAGATAGACCTAGATTGTCTTTGAGTTCTGTAACTCTTGACATACCGCGCAACTCGCCAGCCTTGCGCATCTCAGTAATCTGAATCATGTCGCGCTTGCTTACTGGTTCTTCTTGGTACTCGTCAATGATGTATTCAATTTCACGATTTAGTTTGTTGCGTGTAACTCTTACGCGGTAAGGGTCAATGACCACTAGGTTTACAACATCGCCACGACCATCACGGAATACGCGAACGAAAGCGTTGCCGTCTAGCAATAAGGAAATAAGAACTTGCTGGTAATGCTCGGAGCGCAATAGGTCTACGTCTGGTCGCTGTACCCAGCTAGGCTGTGGGCGATAAGGTACGCGATCACCGTCACGGCGAATAAAAGAATCAACTGGAAGCGTTGAGATTGTGTCTGAAATTAAAAGCACGCAAGCATAGAAGGCATTTATCTTCATCGCTTGGAATTGGTCTATGTTTGTTCCTGCTTCTGTGGTGAATGCGAATGAATCACCTGCACCCCAGATTGACTGGAAACTAATTGCGCGTTCCTCTTTATTACCGCCGGTCAAATTTCCAAGCATTACTTGCCTTTCTCAAATGCAATACCGACAAGCAAAATACTTACGCCAGCTGCGACTATTCCTAATGGCAGGATGAACAAACCTAAACCTAGTGAGATAGTTGCTAACCCAATCACTTGCAGGATAGATGGAATCAAAGCAAACTCCTAGAAACTAAAGAACTCAGGCACAACAGGTTCTTCCCTTGAAACAGTTGCCCTATCAAATCCTATGATACTAGCAACGGCAGCATCTATCTTTCGCGGTGAACCTCTGTGTTCTTTCACGATTCTTGGGCCAAGTCTGTCAGTCTTAACCACAGCGTTTGATAAGTGTCTTGTAAGTAATGGGTTGCCATCATGGGTTAGCTTGTTTGAAACCACAGCATCATAGAACTTTGCGCAAGCTGGAACCATACGAGCAGGGGAAGTGCTAGGCCACTCAACTATTGGGAACCCTGCTTCATCTAGCACCTGCATTGTGCGTTGCCACCTGAACGGGTCACACGCGATTTCTCTAACGTTATGTGTGCCAGAGAATTCAATGATGGTGTTCTCAACTTCAAGAATGTCTACGCGCCAATCATCTACATCTTCTGGTTGCTTTTCCCAAGCCTTAACCATAAAGACATAAGGCTGTTCTTCACAAGTAACGCCAATGATTACAGAAGCATCACCGCTAAACGAACCGTCAAAGCCTAAGACAACTGGTGTATCTGGCAGAATCTCACGCTGAATCTCTAGCTGTTCCCAAGCTCCGTTAGGTAGCCACGCGGTCTGGCTGCTTACCCATTGGTTGCAACGCTTAGTTCTAAACTCTGCTTCTGGGGTTCGCTTGACCATAGCTTCAAAATCTTTAGGGTCATTCAAATCACCATAGGCAGGATTAGCTTGTTTCCATGTTTCTTCTAAGTGGTGGTCTGCATCTTGTTCTGCTTCCCACCAAGCCATAAAGAAACTAGGGTCATCTATTTCCTTTTGAGCTACACGCTTGCCGTACTGATAGAGGTTGTAAGCAATTGAATCTTGGCCAGTTGAATCTGCTTTGACTCCAGCAGTCGTTACACCGATAAGCAGGGGCTCACGTCTTGCACCCATACCGAGTTGCATAACGTCAAACAATTCACGATTAGGCGCAGCGTGTAATTCATCAAAAATAACCATTGTCGGGCTTAAGCCTTCTTTGGTAAATGATTCACTAGACAGAACGCGATACACCGACCCAGTAGCAGGTACTTCAATTGCATCCCGGTAAACATTGCAAAGTTCTTCTAGTTCAGGTTCAGCCTGAATCATTTTCTTAGCATCACCAAAAACAATACGAGCCTGATCTTTGTCAGCTGCACAAGAATAAACTTCGCCACCATTAGGCCCCATGATTAAAGACCAAAGACCAATGCCAGAACCTATTGCGCTCTTGCCGTTCTTGCGAGCCATGCCAATTAGCGCGGTGCGGTGTCTAAACTTTCCATCAGCACCTACGGCAAATAGGTTGCGCATTAGTTCTTTCTGCCAGTCGCGCAGTTGCATCTTGTCACCTGCGTAGCCGGCAACAGTTTCTTTTGTCTGAATAGCAAACGTGTCTATGAACTCTGACACTTCCCAACCACGCGATTTAGTAAGCGCAGCTTTGTTCACAGGTGTAAGCCAAGTTGGTGGCCAAGATTCAATTTTGGCTGGCACGCGACTTCAGCTCCTCTAGCTTTGACTGACGTTTGACTTCAGCCACACCTAGCCGGGAGCGATCTGTTGGCGTAAATCCTAGAAGCGACAAGTTAGCAACTAACTGACGGTCTAGATCGCGCAAGGCTTTTCTTTCGTCTGGTCTGTTGTTTTGTAATACCTGAATTCTTAGATTACGGCGTTCGTCTAACAACTCACAAGTCATAAGCAGAATCTCAATGTCTGTAAGTGGACTCAACCAAGTTTGACCCATACCCCAGATGCGTTCCCAAAGTTCTGTGCCTGCACTACCTAGTGGGCGGTTAGGTTCTGGAATGTCATAAGCAGACGGCAACAGCACAAGTTCTTTCTGGTCTGGCAAGGTACGTTTGCCGGGATTACCTGTAAGACGTTTCTGTTCTATCGGTTTTGGTGGTCTGCCACGCGGAGCCATTGTCAGTCCTCTATAAGTTCAGCAGTCTTGCCTGTTAGGTTTTCCCAACGCTTTATGATTACATCACAATACTTAGGATCAAGTTCTGCAAGTAAAGCAACTCGATTGGTTTCTTCACACGCAATCAAAGTAGAGCCACTTCCACCAAACAAGTCTAAAACGTTTTTAGGATTACCATAATTTTCAAAACACCACTTTGCTAATGCAACTGGTTTTTGTGTTGGATGAACTCTTTTTTGTCCTTGCTCACTAGCCTTTACCATTCCGTGCCACATGTGGCGGAACACTCTAAGTTTGACACCTTGATTTACAAAGGCTAATTCTGCACCAGAAAATGTGTCACCTTCTCTTTGCTTATCCCAAACAATCCAGCCAAATCCATTTGGCAATGCGCTTGAATAATAATTAGCACCCCAAAAAATAATGCGCTTGTCATGGAATAAATCATTAACTAAATTAAATGAGTTAATGGCTATGCTTACGTCATTGTCACCAAGTATCTCGCCAAAGTCATTTCCCTCAACACCATTAGCCGTAATACCTTTTCCAGAATGGGAAATGCCATAAGGCGGATCAGTAAAAACCATGTCAATCGAAATGCCATTTACTAATTTATTTACTGTGTCTAGATCAGTAGCATCGCCACAAATTACACGGTGATTACCAAGCACCCACACATCACCAAGTTTTGCTCTTTTAGGTGCATCGTCAAAAGACAAAGGCTCATCGTCATCATCTTGACCTGATGGTGGTTCTAAGTTCTGAAAACCTAACTCTTCAAGTTCCCAACCGTTTGCATCTAACTCAAGCAACTGGTCAGCAAGAACCTTGTCATCCCATTCTGCAAGTTCTGCGGTGCGGTTATCAGCTAGAGCAAAGGCGCGTATCTGTTCCCAAGTCCAACCAACTGGAGTGCGAGCAATTACAATCTCAGTCCAACCTAAAGACTTCGCAGCTTCTAGTGTGCCGTTGCCAGCAACAACGATTGAGTCAGGCGTTACGCAAATTGGTTTACGTTGCCCAAACTTTTCTAATGAGCTAGCGATTGCCTTTAAGTTCTTGCCGTCATGCTTGCGAGCATTGGCAGGATCAGGGGTCAGGCTGTTTATGTTTACAGTTTCGATGCGCAGTTCAGTCATGACTTTAGTCTACGCAAAAACCGCGCAAATCCGCCATTTTTCAAAACTGGGAATTTCGCGGTCATGCACAAAGAGT